ACCTTCCGCACGAAAGGCATAAGAGTATAGCGATACCTGTGAGTAGTTCTGTGAACGGGGATCCCGCCAAGTTCCTACTGGTCCACGACCGAAGATACAAAGAATGGACATTTGTAACGGGCGGATGTCGCCGCCGTGAAATCTTCAATCCTCTACGCTGTGCAGTTCGCGAGCTAGAAGAAGAGACTCGTGGGATCATAAATCTGAAAAAGGGAACATATTCCTATTTCAGTTTTTCCTTCAAAGACTCGGAGGGCGTAAACAACGTGTATCACGTATATGTCTTTGACGTACATATGACTGAGACCGAGCAGAGTCACATAGTTACTCGCTTCAATGAGGAAAAGGCAAAGATGGATGGCCGCCAAGTTCCTTTCCGAAAAAACTACGATGAGAATGATTCGTGCGAGTTTGATACACTCGAAGGAATCACGGGTCGCCGAGACCTCTGGGACATGATACGGACCCATGTTCTCAGGAATCCACAGTTTCAAAAGTTTCTGGCAAAACCAGAAAAACAACCTTTTTTTATACGCCCTTAGTAGATGCAGGCGTCCCAGCCCTCTGGGACTTTAAACAAAGTAAAGGCGGTACTAGCCCCGCCAAAATGGTCCGAGTTATTTGGTCGGGCCAGCCTCGGCACGGGGAATCGCCTCGGAAACAATGGCCAGAGTCACTCGGTCAAGAGAGAAATGTGGGCCATGGTGGTTCTGGCTACGTTTGGGCTTGTCTTGGGTCTGTGCGTAAATGCTCTTTTCGGGCTTCTCGTCCTGAAACTGAAATCAAGGTGGAATAAATTCTTCTGGGCTATTTTCCAGCTCTTTACAATCTTGGTAATGACATTCGCAATGTATAACTTTCTTCCCGAGACCCTGACGGGAACTTTCCAAGGGACCTACCCAGGCATGATGTTCCCTGTATTTTTCTACGGAACACAGACGAACATGTTCGATGGATTCAAGGCCCCCTTTGGACCCATAATGGGTTAAATTAAAAAAAATAAAAAAATAGTTTAAAACAAATGACTCAAAAGAAGGATCAGTTGATCGTCCGCCTTTTGAATCTTCGTGGTGATGACTCTACGCCGCCATCAGACTTTCTAAAATATTCTATTCAGCAAATTTATCACTTTATTGAGGTTGAGGAGGAGAAGCGCGAGGCTATGAAGCAAGAGGTGGCTGTCGCAGAGGTCGAGCCTCCCGTTCAGAAAACTCGCAGTGCCTTTGATGACTTTTTTGGGTGGAAGTAAACCGAGTCTGGGCTTGCAGCCTCGGTCTCTTAGAGGAAATAATCTCTTTCTTAGTAAGATGCAAATTCTAAAATGGAATCGCAAGGATAACGAGGCTCCGACCCATGTTCTTATGAATGGCGGCCAGCTTCACGTCCCAGAACGCGACCTCGACGCGTTCTGGAGGGCCTACCTCTCGGACCTTGCGTGTGGTAAGAAACTCTTTGTCGTCGAACAAAAAACTGAAAAGTTCCGGTTTTTTGTTGATATTGACTATCGAGCGGAGAAATCTCTCGCGGATGACGAGACGCTCGAACTCTGTCGGAAGATTTATGATTCCGTTGGGGAGGGAGGCCGCTGTCTCGTGGCACGGGCCCCTGCCCGTGAAGACAAAGGCCAGGTCAAGTCAGGGATACATATGCACTGGCCAGATCTCGTGGTCACCAAGACAGAGGCTGTTTCTCTGAGGACCCAGATTCTTATGAATCTCGAAGAAGATCACTGGCCCGAGACGATAGATGCGAGCGTATACAGAGGGGCGGGACTTCGCTGCTTGTGGTCTCTGAAGAAGGGGGCGAATGGAGCCTACGTGCCGTGGCGTTCTATCCCAGACGGAAAATCTCTTAACGCGGCACCTTGTCTCGATGCGCTCAAGCTCTTTTCTGTCCGTACGACTGGCGGAGAGACGGGGCGGGTCAAGGCGGCTTCATTCGCAACAGATTCTTCACGTCTCGAGCAGTTTATTCAGAACAATATGGAGGGTCAAGAGAACGCCAGGGTCAGGGCTGTTCGAAGGACCAAAAAGGGGGAGGGCAAGGGTCTCTGCGTAGAGACGGATTCGAAGTGGTGCGAGCGCATCAGGGGATCTCACAAGTCGAATCACATCTGGTTTTACATAAATGGTAAAAGTATAGTCCAAAAGTGCCTCAACGAAGAGTGTTTCGAGTTTTCTGGTCGTGAGCATTTTCTCCCGCCATCTATTAGTAATGAATCTGTTTGTGTGGATACTCCTACTCGTCCTAGTCTTGTGGATCTTCTTCCCGAGGCCTGGCGCGGGACGTTTCCGGGAATTCGAACAGAAGTTTCACAAGTATTCGGGTCTGGACCCAGACGAATGGATGTTGTTCCAGACGAGCCTACGGGAGTTTGACAAGAATCTAGAGCCAGGTCCTCTCTATAGAGCCGTGGATCACGCACGGAATCTCGGCCTTATGAATACAAATTTTACGGATGAGGTTAATAATCTAGCGGACCGCTTAGGATATGAAGGAGAGGTCCTATTGAATCAGCGGGCCGTGACGAATGGGACAGTATTTAGGCCAAGATATTTGAATGAAGTCATCCCAGATCAGCCGCAAACACTCTACTTAAACGATTCAAAACCCATGTTTACCATAGATGTCAACCCCATTGGACGCAGCCCCCATTTCGACGCCCTTGGAGGCCACACCCGCGCCTGAGGCCCGCACGCGCTATGGCCGTGCAGTACGTGCGCCAGTTCGCTATGAGCCGATAGAGAAAGTTGAGGATGATTATGGGTCTGATGACTATGACGAGGATGAGTCAGAGATTGGCTCGGGTATAGAGTACAGTGACTCTGAATTAGAGGCAGAAGATGACGACAGTGACCTTGATGGCTTCGTTGTTCCAGATAGAGACGAGAGCAACGAGGATGATAATGGATCAGGAACAGACTCGGATTCCGACGCCTCCTCCAGTGGAGTACACCCCACAGTGGCTGGATCCAGAGCCGCCCCCAGAACCCCCGCCCGTAAGGTACCAACCAAGGTTCCAGTTCGAGGAAAGAAGCAGTAGTTTTGTTGACAACAAGTTAATTATAGGCATTGCTATAGGAGTTATCGTCATGGGAGTCTTAATGACGATGAGACCTATGGTCATTCATGGAAAGTAAAATGCGAGGCTATTCCCCAGGTTGTGTGTAGTGTGCGAAAACTCGGACCTGCGCCGAAGCCAGCGCCGCCGTCGTGTTTTGAGGAGTAGTGTCTTTATTAATAAAATACAATGGCGCTTTATTACTCGGAGAATCGTTTCCCACGAATTCTCCGATTGGTCCAGTTCTGTTTTTATAGACATCTTCCTGAAGAAAGCCGACCCAGGCCCCTTCACGTCTGGTAGAGTCCGTTACATCTTTCATGTAATCATAGTCGTAGTATGGGGTTTTCGCAAAAGGATTATCCCACGCGGGAGGTTTGAGCATAGGTAAAAGTCCGTAGGCAGTTGAAAGCAGCCACAGGACTATGGCCAGGCTTATAAGAGTGAGCCACATCTACTAACTTACTTAGAATTTAAATGCAGGATTTGGGGATACCTCGTCGATGGGAATCGCTGGGTCGCCATCCTTTGTATTCTGTGACTGGAGTTTTGGGTCCTCCGCTCCAGCCAAACGCCGCTCCTCATCCTCCTTCTTGCGCTTGGCGATCTCAAGGCTTACCTCGGCAGCAGCCATACGACGTAGGACCTCCTCATCCTTCTCAGGGAACTCCTCCTTGAGCTTATCAAAGATTTCTGCAGGGTGAGGAATTGGGGGTACATCGGGACGGTTATAGTACACAGAGTTCTCATCCGAAGGATCGGCGTAGGGATACGGGCCGTCAAGGGGCTTGGCCATCATGTCGCGCTTGCGCTTCTCGAACATGGAGGCGGCCTGCGACTGATTCTCGCGATATTTTACCATAATCTCCTCGAGCTTCTCGTTGGCATAGTGGACATTATCAATCTGGTCGCGATTCGGTGGGATCAGGAGCCACTTGTACATGTCAACGACATAGATGTCACACAGGCCATCCTCCTTCTGGAGGCGCTTGGCGTGGCTCGCGGCCTCATCACGGGTCGGGAAACACCCACGAATCTTCATTCCCAGGAGGTCATTCTTCTGTGGCTGGTCGGGGCCGACGAAAGAGATACAAGCAAAGAGTTGGCCGGGGATCGTCAGGTAGTCTGGCTCGAGAGAACCCATTTAAAAGTAAGGGGCTCTTATTTTTTAAGTAAAATGACGCAAGAGATGCGTAAACTGCACAACAAGTGCAAAAGAGATATCATAGGAAACTATGTCTGGCCTGGAGCTCGCGTCCTCGACTGCGGCTGTGGCCGTGGAGGCGATCTTCACAAGTGGAAAATGTTAAAACAGGCGGAAGTCGTAGCAATCGATCCCGATGAAGAATCTCTCAGAGAAGCGAGGGTTCGGGCCCTGGAGAGCCGGAGTCAGGTCCAGATTATCGGCCCTGGAGATATTCGTCACGTAGAAGGGGCTTTTGACATTGTGTGCTACAACTTTTCACTACACTACATAGTTGACTGTTTCGAAGAGTCCCTGGAGGCTATCAGGCGTGTTCTGCCTCCTGGAGGTCTTCTCATAGGTATAGTTCCTGAAAAGGCCAGGGCCGAGATGCTTACAAATGGTCAGCCATGGAGTGACCGCCTCGGCAATACCCTTGAAATCCGAGGAGACCGACTCTGGGTCAACTTGGCCGACGGCCCTTTCTATGCAGATGGCCCGCGTGAAGAGCCTATGCTCGATGGCCCTGAATTTATAGAGAGGCTCGGATTCGAGGTTCTGATGTGGGAGCCCATGATCCCCAGGCCTAATGGTCTCATTTCAGATTTGTACACCAAGTTTTCTTTTCGAAAGGTATAATAGATGAAGGGCGTTGTAGCCATGCTGCTCTTGGGACTCCTTGTGGCGATCCTTGTCCTCAATGATCAGCCCCCACTTTTGGTTCAGATCAAGCAGAGATACGAGAGGCTCCTCTGGACACTCCACACGGACGCCAACCTCGACCCGCGCTGGGAGCCAATAAAGAATCGCGTCATCCTCACGGCAATGAATGGCTGGAACAAGTCCAAGGGGGCAATAGGATTTAACGTCAACAAAGGATACGAAATTTACATATGTATGGATATGGATCCGAGTATTGACCCAGAAACCAGGGTCAATACAGCGATGCATGTACTAATTCACGAGTTGTGTCACTCGTCCGTATCGGAATACGAGCACTCGTCCAACTTTTGGAAAAACTTTAAAGATTTCAAGCAGTACTGCTCAGAGCATGGGCTGTATACTATGGGCAATGTAGGACCCTACTGTGGCGAGAATATTAGGCCCTAGAGACGAGACCGCAGGTCTCAGATCCGCAGGGCCGGGGTTCCCGGGACTCTGGCGGTCCGAGTCCTACGGACTCTCACAGAAACTTCTGAGCTGCATAGAAAACCAGGGCCGCCACGAGGGCCGTGATGAGCATAGCAGTCATAGAACCCTCCTCGATGTTTGGAAAGAAAGACCCTATGCGTTCCTGGACCTGCTTGGACCCAGCCACCACCGCCGCCAGACCAGCCAGGGCTGCCATGTACTGCTCTGGGGACATATTGAATGGAATCTTACCGTGATGGGCCTGCTGTTGCTGTTGCTGGATAGGTGCGGATGGGGGAGGGACCTGACCCATCACCATATTCTGCATTTGCATCTGCCCGCCAGGGGGGACGATTTCATCAAGTGACGTTGAAAACTCCGCCATTTGAGATTCTCCAACGTTTTTTTCCGGGGGATTCAGCGGCTCCTCAAGAAGACCCTGAGGTATGACGGAAGATATTTCAGTAGAGCCGTTCGCATCATATGGCTCCATTTATGGTTATATCTTAATTTTTTTGAACACAGTGGGCCGCGGGGCCTGGGATCCGAGTCCTTCGGACTCGTCTCTAGACCTTCTTTACGACTATAGTATTCGTAGGCTTCCTGGCTAGTCCTCCTGGCTTGGAGCCAGCCAGACCGTGCTTGGGGTTGTAGTGCCGACGGTGAAAGTCCCAAAGGGCCGCCGAACCACAGCGGAAGTTCTTCCTAAGAGTTGCTTTATAATAAAAGACGCAGTTTTGAACATCGTTACTCTTAGAGGTGTTGTCCAGGACTAGGCACTCGTAGTTCTCCGTACAGGCATCCATCACCTGACAGAACTGGTCAAATGTTGGGAAAACTCCAAAAAAAGCCTTGTAAAGATTTTCACGATTCTGACGAACGTTGTCTCGAAGAACAAAGACATAGTCCACGTTGGTCCGAATCATAGGAGTCATATCCATGCAGTACTGAGTTGTCATCATGAAGAATATCTTCCAGTGACGGCCATTCATAAAGAGTTGGCGTATACACGAGTCTCTCATAAATGCTCGGTCATACATGCAATCGTCCATAAGAATAAAGACGGGCGAGACCTTGCCGGCGGCTATATTTCTTTTTTGTCTATCTATAATCTTTTCTATAGCCGACTTGTTGTACTCTCCATACACAAAGAGGTCGGGGATGAAGTTGCGGTAGTGACCATTACCCTCCTCGGTGCCTGACATGGCGATGCCCGCTGGCAAGTGCTTCTTGTGCCAGAGGATATCCGTAACGAGACTCGTCTTTCCAGTGCCACGCTTACCGATGAAAATACAGACCTTGTCATCCGCCATTGTTCTGGGGTCGAATTTTCTCAATTGAACAGTCATCCTGGGAGTTGCGGACATATTTCGCGGCCCAGGAGACCGCAGCCCCTTGAGCCTCCTTTTTTCCAAGCAAGTTAGTAGAATGAGTGCAGGAGAGGTTCAACTCGCCGCTCTCGGAATGCAAGACGCCTACCTTACAGGCGCCCCACAAGTTACATACTTCAGGGGAGTGTATAGACGGCACACTCCTTTTAGTGTTCAATCATTCAATATTCCTTTTCAAAATCAACAAATTAATTGGGGAAGCCAGGCAATCTGCCGCATTCCCTTTAAAGGAGACATGATACAGTCCACGACCCTTTCAGTCACTTTACCTCAGATTTTCCCAGCAAGCACCCAATTCCAGTGGAATCAGCCCGTTCAGAACATGAATCCCCAGCCCTATCTTTTTATAAATGGAAGCACTACACAGTCAAATACTTCGGCAGGCGTTCAGACTTTTTTCATTGCGCCCCCCCCATCTCCTTCTTGGATTGGCTCGGACCTGTCGCCATATATTTCATATAGCTCTTCATTGGGGCAATTTAAGTTGGCGGCGTCCGTTACGAGTGTGGCCGTCTACACATCAGATGTGACTACAATAGGTGTATTTTGGGGCCTAGATCCCAATGGCTTCTCTAGTACAGGGACTATTAATAACAAACCAGCAACATACTGGAACTTTAATGGTGGAGGACCTACAAACTTCACAGTTCTTCAGTCTGGCTGGAAACCCTACAATGCATCCGCTACTACGAACGCATCCAACTCCCTGTTGTTCGTTGGCCCTAGTAAATCCTCGGGTTCTGCGGTTGCCCAAGGTATTCCCGTTAATCAGCCCAAAACAGACCCACTCGCTCAGTTTACAACTCCTATATACATTAAATTTCAGAATTTTTCAAATGTTATAGGTGTGAGCTCTTTCATCTCATATACGCCCAGCGTGGGAAATCTTCAGTTTAAATATCCAGGAACTTATGCAGTTACTATTACCGCTACTGGCCTTGGCGCTCCTACCCGTATAGGAATTGGTCATATATCCACTGATTCTAGATACAGCGTAGGCTATGATTACGACTATATTTATACTTATAACGTGCAGTTCGCGGGCCAAAATACAAAGGCTATATTACCAGTCAATGTAACAGATCCTACTCAATATTATTTTGTAGAATTTGAAGGCGCAACCTTGGGTGCTATTGGTGCTGATATGGAAGTTCTTGTGGAAGATCTAAACGAGTTTTGGACAGTTGGCGCAAATGCTGCAATTATAAATAATACTCTACCCTTTTCAAATCTTGCGAGAAACGGGATCACCCAACAGGTCACAGCAAATACATTGAGTAATACTTTCGCATTTGGAACGACTGGACTTTATAATATTTTTGGAACCCTTTCTGTAAATTCAGCAAACACAATTAGTTCCGTAGCCCTCATTGAGCAACAACTCATAGGGCTCAACAAGTTTGGTAAGGCTAATGTGGTTTCTCAGTGGAACAGTCCCCAGGCATCGAGTCCGAGCGTCAGCTTCACGCTCCCCGTGCAAGTCGTCAGCCCTAGTCAAAATAATTATTCTATAATTGTTTCCACAAATGATACGAATGCCCTTGGTAACGCCATATCAACAACGAGTTTTGGAATAGAATATTTCGGTTCAAATACTTTTCCAAAGATTTCTCAACAAAATGACTTTAGGCAAAACGGCCTCCTCGTAAGGGCGAGTAACACTTACGCGGCAAACTACAAATTAAGTACTTCAAATATAAATCTTTATTCAATTTCCAATACTTATGGGAACTCTTTTCATACATCCGTTACTGGAGGAGGAAACCTAAATTTTAGTAACGTGTCTCAGTACAGGATAGGTGCTTATGTTGAAACGAGTAATGCATATGTATCAAATATTACAGTATGGTCGGGGGCGACTGATGCCATCTTGGCGGCGTCTCTCGTCCCTGCTAACGCGAGTCAGGCTGCCCTCGTAGCATCGCGAATCCTGCCCGTGGGTCTACAAGGAGGCTACACTACAGATCTTATAATACCTGTTCCTACATCTGCTGAAGTGGCCAACAATTACCAGATACGAGTCGGTTTTACAGAATCTTATGCTGGTCAAATATACACAAATGTTACAGCAAATACATACTTTACTATAGTCGGCATGACGAGCACGGGTTCTACTACTTCTTATTCTTACGTAGACTCGGTCGGAACTTATCTCGTGCAAAGTGCTGAACTACGGATGGGTGGGCAATCCATACAGACGCTGACTGGTGAGATGATTGAAATTTATAATGATTTATTTGTTCCCCAAGAAAACCAGCCAGGTCTAACGCTTCTCACGGGGAAAAAAGATTCATCAATTGTGTATAATCCTCGAACATATTACATAAACCTGCCCTTCTTTTTCTACGGGTCTGCCGAGTTGTCCTTGCCCATCTGTGCCTTGACCCTCCAGGATCTAGAAGTATGGGTAACATTCAATGACTTCCAGAGTTTACTCGTACAGCCTGGAATCCTGCCGACTCCAGCAGCCATCACGACATCAGTAGTCGTAGATTATGCTTACTTATCAGATCCAGAGATTAACTGGTTTATTAGACATCGTCAGGAGTATATAATTAGACAATTGCAGTATTCGGAGTTTCGCCTGAATGCTGGTCTTACTTTCCCTTTGAACTTTCAAGGATCTATTCGCGAGATCTATTTCATCATCCAGGACGCGACAGACGGTCCATACGTCTATGATACAGATACTGGAATCGGAGTGTCCATAAACTTCAACGGCGAAGACTACATAGACGCAAGTACAATGGATGATAATTTCATGCGATTCGTAGGGCCCATTGAGAAGTATGCCCGTCAGCCCACACGCAATCTATACGTGATACCCTTGTGCAGGAATCCCCTTAACGCAAGACCCACTGGTTCAGTCAATATGAGCAGAATATATCAAAAGAATATTCAGTTTACATTACCAGAGATGATATCCCTGGCTACAAAGACCGTTCGGATATTCGCTGTAAACTATAATATTCTCCGTGTTGAAAATGGGCTGTCTGGAATTATGTACCAATAATAGTAGATGGCTGGGCGGCAACTTTTGTCCCAGCTTGGTCAGGAGGACATTGTCTTGTCAGGTAAACCTGAAATCACCTTTTTCAAGGAGGCTTATCCTTCCCAGGGGCTATACGCGAGCCGAGTCATAGATGTTCCTTTTAAGAATGTTCCTACATTTGGAGATGAGGTGTCTACTGAAATACCACTTAATGGAGACCTCATGACATCCATGTACTTGGCGTTCACTTTCGGAACCAACCTCGGCGTATCCTTCAATGCCCAGGCGGGAATTCTTATGATAGATTACGTTGAACTTTATTCGGGAACAGAACTCATAGAAAGACTATGGGGAGAATATATAGGTATTCTTAACGAGTGCCAGATCCCCACAAGCAAGCAGGCGGCTCTCACAAGCATAATCGGTGGCGGAACTCCCACATCGACTTTTACTCCAGCAAACTGGTCGATGGCGCCTTTCAAATTCACAGTGCCCCTTCCTTTTCAGTGCCTCCGACACGGGCTTCCCCTTGTTCCTGGAATGAATTTCCGCATATCTCTCAATCCACCGTCTTCTTTCTTGTCGGGAACATCTATCCCATCTTTCATTCCATCAATGCAATTTAATTTTTATACAGAATTTGTAGTCCTGAGCGAACCAGAAAAGAACTTTATCAAAAACAGAGGGCCTGTTATATACTTGGGTGAAAGCGTTGAAATCGCGCAGTTTGACGTGACGAACCAGAGCGCCAATGTTCGGTGCGTGACTGACTTTCTTCACCCAGTAAAAGAAATCTTTTTTACAATTCGCAACAGTTCTTCGATCGCACCAGATTACTGGTTTGACTATTCAAATACTGCACAGGGAGGAACGAGCAGTCAGTATTGGTCAAACACATATTCAAACATAAATCAACTAAACTCGATGGGTATATATTTCGAAGGTATCCGCCGCGTGGACCCGTTATGGGCTACCAGCATCTACCTTGGGACAACACAGTTCATCGACTATCACACACGAGTACCAACAAAGCCCTTCTACATGTACTCATTTTCACTCGATCCTGAAAATCCAAAACCTGCAGGATCAGTAAACCTTGGAAGAATAAAAAATCAATATTTTGATTTCTTTTTACAACCCATGCCCTCGTGGAGAAGCCCATCAGACCGGATCCTGACTATATGGGCCAGGCATTATACTTTCCTGGAAATTAATGGATTCAAGACTATCAAAAACTTATTTGACGGAAAGGGGGACAATGGATATCTCGTTTACTTGCCCTGAGTTGCGCTAAAATATAACTTTAGAAAAGGACTGAAATAGTAGATGGAGCAACGAAGTTGCGATGGGACGGAGTCCATGGAGCCGTTTGACCCAGGCGGGGACGCATTTTGTGTATTCTACGCCGTCATCAGGGATCCCCGCCCATTTGAAAAAACAAAATTTAGTATTTTTCAATTGAGTGACTCTGATGACGATGACGATTTATTCAAAAAGTTTTCAACTATTCAGCCCGACGAGTCAGACTACGACTCTGAATGAAAATTCTTGGCCCATAGTAACAATGCTTCATCCAAGCGTCGCCATCGTCGGGACTCTGCTCAATATCATGGCCCTCAGTTGGATCCTTAACCTCGAGCGAACAGGTTGCCCGTGTGCTAACGATTGGCGGCGCAAGGTCCTGAAGTACTGGTACTTCCTGACTCTGCTCTGGCCCCTTGTTGTATTTATTCTCAAGCCACCTATGTTCCTGACCAAGATTCTGGGTCTCTTTGGCCTGGTGGCTTTCTTCGCACTGGCCAGTTCGCTCTGGACCATTCAGCGCCAGAAGTGCGGCTGTGCCCAGGACTGGCGTGAGCGGGTCCTGCTCGTCACGACATCCCTGTCCGTGATTGGCCTGGGAATGGCAGCACTTAAATAATTTTTCTCGGACTACAGTAAATGGCCAGTGCCGTTGCAGTCGAGGTCGAGTCTTTTGCTCTCAACGCCATAGTGGGTTCTCTGGCTCTGACCGCCTCCCTCAGCTGGCTCGACTTTGTCCGAGCCATCGTGGCAATGATCGTCCAGGTTCCCAAGGATACCACCCAGTTCTTCTTGATCACTGCCCTACTGACAACGCTCCTATCGGTGGTTGTCTATATGCTCATTAAGACCATGGCTCGCAATGTTGTCATCAACAAGCCAGGCCAGGTTTACGCAGTCACTCGCTAAGTCCGTCGGACTTAGACGCCTACAGGCCCAAATTCGCCTACTGGATTTGGCACGATAAATCTCTTGTATACTACATATCCTAAAATCCCAAGAAGGGCCAGCAAGACAACCGTCCACCTTCCGAAGCGCGTCTTCTGCGGAGGAGGGGGCGGATCAGCCTTGTTTTCCACATCCTCAATAAATCGTTTAATCTCAAGATCCGCAACACGGCGCTCGAGTTCATTCTCTTCCTCGGTCGGTTCCATGACCTTGGCCCGCACGTGTAGACGCAAAATGAAAGAGTTTTGCTCAAGACCATTGAATATAAGGGGTTGGCCATGGATGTCAACCCATCTGACAGTTAGTCGCTGTAGGGAGTTGATCGGTTCAGGGTAAAAAACAGAAATTCTGTAATCTTTATTTTCATGAAAGTTCTTGATAAATCCAGAGTTGACGTCAAGTGTTATCGGAGCAAAGGCTCGGCTCGGACCATCTCCAGCAGTGAGTTGGGTCGTGTATTTGGTCGCACCAGACTGCATTTGCACGTACTGAAGACCTCCCGTGAATATGTGCCGAGGAGTCTTGAGCTCATCGATATCCAGGAAAATCTGTTCTCCTACTGAGGCATTCACGACCACATTAGAGGTCAAGATGTACTGGTTGGCGTAAGTCGGCCATGTCGAGCCAGAAGCGGCGACTTGCGTGGCGGCTATGGCCGTCGTAGTCACTGGAATGCCGACGATGTTCGAGAGCTCATTCGAATTAATCTGAATTCCAAAGGCGCTGGCCGAACTAAAGATGAATTTTCCTTCAAAAGTGAGGTACGTACAGGTGACGAGTCCTGTGTTGGTCAGAGCCGTAGCCATGTCATAGACTCCGTAGAAGCCAGGGTTGAGGCTGACTGTAGTGGCCCCTATGATCAGGCAACTCACGCCATTCGTCAGGTTATACATGGAGTTGGGAACCCGGGCACTAACTAAATCTACACGTTCTATATTCTTCACGGGACTCGACAAAAAGATGGTGTACGAGTTCCCTGAAGGATACAGAGTCATATCTCTGCTCTGTGAGCTACCATAAAGGAGAATCTCCTTGGCCGCCATTCTATTCTATTACAATAATATAATGCCGATTCCTCCAGGACCGGGAAGTTCTGGTATTCCCATGAAGAATCTTGTTCAACAGTTCAATTTGTTCCCGCCGACAACAAGCGGCCCTTATCCATTCAATGTAGACCTCAGAGTTCCATCGACAAACTACTCGCCGGCAGCATCATCCCCTACAATACCAACGACTCCTGGCACGGCCGCTCCTCTTGGATCTTTCGGAGGCTTGACGGCAGTCGTGTCTTTTACCAGTCCGGGGCCATTCACATGGACTCCAGGATTTACAGGAAATATACAGATTTTAGTAGTTGGAGGAGGAGGGGCGGGAGGGACGGCGTTCAACCGTGCAGCTGGAGGAGGCGGTGCAGGTGGCGTCGCAGTCAACCCGGCCTATCCAGTAGTCGCTGGAACGACATATACTGTGAGCGTTGGCGGTGGAGGAGCCATTGTTCCCTCTAGCCCGACCAGCACGCCGCAGACTCTCGCACCTTCTGGAACACCCACAACTTTCGCAGGGCCGGCCGGTACTATAACAGCACTTGGAGGCGGCGGGGGGGGTGAATCAGGTGGAACAATTACGGCTCTCGCTGGTGGAAGCGGTGGCGGAGCAGCCCAAGATATCAGATCAGGAACTTCGCCAGCGACTCAGCCAGGACAATCAAACCCATCAGGTACTGTAAACAATGGAAACACTGGAGGTTGCGGCGCGGCATCTTACTCTGGAGGCGGCGGAGGCGGCGCGGGGGGGGCGGGAGTCGCGGGGTCTGGAGGAGTGGCCGGCGCAGGAGGGACGGGATATACTTGGCCTGTGAGTGGAGGCGTGTACGCGGGAGGAGGAGGAGGGGGGGCGGCGTCTTCGGGTAGCGGTACCGGTGGAACGGCTGGCGCAGGAGGTACTGGCGGGGGTGGTGCTGGAAGTAATACAGTAGGAATAGCAGGAGTTTCCGCCACGGGTTACGGTTCTGGAGGAGGTGGCGGAGGCGCGGGAGGTCCGGGTGTTCTTGGTACGGCCGGAGGAAGCGGTTCGGGTGGAATAGTTCTTATTTACGCATAGTTAAGGATTTCAACAATAAAAACTATAATGAAAGGGTTGTATAAGTCCATCAAAAATCTCATCGACCCTAAAGAGGCCAATGAGATTGCTGAAATTATACGCAAGACTGAAAAGAACCCTGGAGATCCGCAGGTTCCCAAGAGTCACTCGTACTACAACCTGCCCGTCTGCTCCATCCTCCTGGGCCGCCTTACCGAAAGCGTCTCGAAAGCCTCTGGACGGACCCTCCGGCCCTCCTACACGTACTGCCGTGTGTATCTGAAGGGGGCGGAGCTCGCGCCCCACAAGGACCGCCCAAGTTGCGAGTACTCCGTGACTCTGAACCTGTCTCAGACGCATCCATGGCTCATATATATGGCAAAAAGAGGCATCAAGCAGAAACCTGGTGATGGCGTCCTCTACAAAGGGTGCGAAATAGAACACTCACGCAAGGAATTCGAGGGAGATGAATATATTCAGGTATTTCTCCACTATGTTGATGCAGAAGGTCCCCACAAGGATCACGTCTATGATCTGAAAAAAGAAGCGGCGACTCAGTACAGGTTTTTGTTCGGAGGCGACGTATTCCCAAACCTTGTGAACTATTACAGATTTGTGAGTGCAATACCAGATGCACAGATTGTGGAGTTGCGAGCCCGGCTCGACGCCAAGGAACTTCGGGATGCCGAGGTTGGCTCTGTGGCTGGGACAGTCGACACAGACATTCGTCGTTCGAAGATTTTTTGGCTTCCAAAGACGGATGAGTTTGTAGAAATTTATAAATTATTTCAAGAACTCATTTCA